TAGTTCCTAGGATTGGGCGTGGAAGCGAGAGTGGAAACGCCCAAGACAAATTTATGATAGAATTTAAAAATATATTTAAAGGATTAGAAAGAGCACACGGTTGCACTAAGGTGGGGCCTACTAATAACAGTGGGGAAAAAGTTAAAGGACAATCTTTTGTAGTAAGACAACCAGTAACAGATGAGCTTTGGTCAAAACATATACAAGGAACTCAAAGTTTAGGAATTATTCCAATTAATGAAGATAATCAATGTGTATGGGGATGTGTAGATATAGATTCCTATGCAGGATTTGATCATAAAAAATTAATAAATAAAATAAAACAATTTAATCTTCCATTAGTAGTATGTAGGTCTAAGAGCGGAGGGGCGCACGTCTTTCTGTTTTCAGAAAAAGCGGTATCAGCAGAAAGAATGAGAGATAAACTTACCGAAATAAAAACACTACTAGGATATGGAGGATCAGAAGTCTTTCCAAAACAAATAGAATTAAAATCAGCAGACGACACTGGAAACTTTTTAAATTTACCATACTTTAATGGGGATGATACAACCAGGTATGCATTTAAAGAGGATGGTACTGCAGCAAGTTTACAAGAATTTTATGGGATCTATAATAATGTAAAACAACTAGATGTTGGTTCCATAAAAGTACAGAGGCCTCAGTCAGAATTTTCTGACGGGCCTCCGTGCATAGAGTTAATGGCTATAAATAAAATTCCAGAAAATGGTGGACGTAATAATGCAATGTTTCATTTTTCTGTATATGCCAAAAAGAAATGGCCATCTGAATGGAAAACAAAATTAACAATGTTTAATGCTGATGCAACCGTCTCACCATTAACTGAAAATGAATTAGATATAGTCAAGAATCAACACGCTAAAAAAGATTGGGGATATAAATGTAATGACATACCTATGTGTAATTTGTGTGATAAAAAATTATGTCGAAGTCGTAAGTATGGAATTGGAGAAGAGATTGTATTTCCTGCACTAACAGATTTACAAAAGATTAAATTAGAAAAACCATATTATTATCTAAACGTAGATGGAGAAAGATTATACTTAGAAAATGTTAAATACCTAAAACAACAAAACTTATTTCAAGAAGCATGTATGGAACAATTAGATTTTAAACCACCAACAGTAAAACCAAAGGATTGGGATGCAATCATTAATCCATTAATGAAGAATCACGAACCAGTAGAACCACCAGAAGGTGTAACAACACAAGATCAATTACAAAATCATTTAGAAGAGTTCTGTTTAAATAGACACGTAGGAACTGAAATGAGTGATTTAAAATTAGGTGGAGTCTGGACTAACGGTGGTTATCACCATTTTGTTTATAATATGTTTTATACAAAATTTTTAATACGACAACGATGGGACATTAACTATCAACGTACGGCACAGATGTTAAAGGAAGCATGTAATTGCGAAGATAAAAGAATAGGTAAAGATAGAATATCTGTATTTGTAGTAAAACAATTTGATAAAAAGAATGATGAGTATGTTCAAAAAGAATTAAAACCAAAGGATGTGTTTTAATGAAGTACAATAATATATGCGGAAAAGATTTTAAAAATAAATTTAAAGCTTATAAATTTTATAGAAGTTTAATAAAAGATACTGTTAATAACAGTTGGCCACGTAAAGAGATTCAATTAACAGAGGATACTATTTTGAAAAATTCTCAAGTACAAGATCTTTTTGACAGATACCTAATAGATTTGGAATGGTTTAAAAGAAAAACTAATGGAAATAAAATTATAAATTATGTTTTAATAAAAGATGATTACAATGATTATTGTTTAGGTTTTAAATTTGAAGATGGGTCTACTGAATCAGTAACAGCCAAAAATTATTTAACTTGTTTTGGTAAAGGTACGGTATCAGATGAGGAGAGATTACATTCTGCAATGAGATATGAAGTAAAATATCAGTCAGAAGAATATAGAAATAATGGCATAATGAGAAATCAGTGTGAGTGGTGTGGTGCCCCTAAAGAGGCAATTAGATTAGAGGTTGATCATGCTATTCCATACAAAGAGTTAGTCAATAATTTTTTTAAAATTCATGACAAAGAAGAATTTACAAAAGGAATAAATAAAAATGAAAAAGGTTTATATTGGAGATTAAATGAAGAACACAAAAAACTGTGGTGTGAATACCATGGTGAAAATTGTATGTTTCAAATGTTGTGTGTTACGTGTCATAAAAATAAAACTAACGAGGAAAGATGAAAACAATAGTATTAGGACCACCAGGTACAGGTAAGACTACAACTTTATTAAATAAAGTTGATGATTATTTAAAAGAAACTGATCCTGATAGAGTAGGCTATTTTGCTTTTACTCAGAAAGCTGCATACGAAGCGAGAGATAGAGCAATTAAAAAATTTAATCTTACCGAAGACGACCTTCCTTACTTTAGAACTTTACACTCATTAGCATTTAGAAAACTTGGACTCAAAAAAGATCAAGTTATGCAGGCAAGACATTATAAAGATCTTGGAAAAAAATTAGGGTTTCCGGTAGCTTATGCAGAACACAGTCATGACCATGGTATATTTACAAGTGATAGTGAATACTTACAAATAATTCAATTAGCTCAACTTAGAAATATTACACCGGATCAACAGTTTGATAGAAGAGAACATACTCAGGACCTGGAGAGAAATAAGTTAACCATTATATACAATGAATTACAAAGATATAAAAAAGAATATAATTTGATTGATTTTAATGACATGATTTTAAATTTTATAAAATCAGATCTTTCTCCTAAGTTTGATGTAGTGTTTGTTGATGAAGCTCAGGACTTATCTCTTATGCAATGGGATATGACTAAAACTATATGGGATAAATCAGAAGACACCTTTATCGCCGGCGATGATGACCAAGCTATTTTTAAATGGGCTGGTGCTGATGTAGATTCTTTTATAGCTTTACAAGATCAAATGATTAACCTTCCATTAATACAATCACACAGAATACCAATTAAAGTACATAAATTAGCTATGAATATAATTAATAGAGTTAGAAATAGAATAGATAAAAATTGGAAACCTAAAGTAAATCAAGGAGGATTGCACCGTCACTTTGATGTTAATTCTATAGATATGTCTCATGGAGAATGGTTAATACTTGGAAGAACTAAACACATGCTTAAAGAGATTGAAGATACTTTATATAGAAGAGGTTGGTATTATGAGAATAGATATAAAAGAAGTTATGAGAAAGACATGCAGGAAGCAGCAACTGACTGGGAACATTTAAGACAAGGTCAATTATTATCTTATAAACAAATAGAAAAAATTTACAGTTACATGAATAAAGAACATGTAGACAAGATTAAATTAAAAGGAATGGTGAAGGGTTCGTTCTATGGTATTGATTCATTGATCACGGACCACGGACTTAAAACTAACAAAGTTTGGTTTGAAGCATTTAATGATGCCGGAACTAGAAGTATTAATTATTTAAGAAAGATGAGAGCAAATGGTGAAGCTCTCAATAAAAAACCAAGAATAGAATTGTCTACGATTCACGCCGCTAAAGGTGGGGAATCACAAAACGTAGTTCTTTTAACTGATCTTACTAAAACTACACTGGAAGGGTATGAAAAAAATCCAGATGATGAAAACAGATTATACTATGTGGGAGCAACACGAACAAAAGAAAACTTACATATAGTGGAACCAAAAATAGCAAACAAAGGATATATAATATGAAACTTATTTCAACCCCTTATTATTTAGTTCATCCGTACGCTGAGAGCAGGAAACGAGCAAGAAAAAAATGGAGACAAAGTCCTAAAGGTAAAGCATGGGACAAAGCCTATGGTCAAAGACCAGAAGTTAAAGCTAAAAGAAAAGAATATAGAATTCAAAGAATAATTAGAGAGTGTGCTAATGAAGGATGATATATATAAAAAGCAGGTAGGTGGGACTCACTATAAATCTATGGCTATTCAGCCATCAGAATTTATTAACAGAAATAATATTCCATTTGCGGAAGGTAATGCCATAAAATATTTATGCAGGCATAAACAGAAAAATCAAAAAGAAGATTTACTCAAAGCAAAACATTATATTGACATGGCAATTGATAGAGACTATCCTGAGCCAGTGAAAGAGATAAAAAAAGAAAAGAAAAATTCATGGGGTTTTGTTAAATGAATCAGTTAAATTTATTTGATGAAAAGAATGATCCAGTTTTTCAACAAGACTTTGAAAAAGGTGTAAAGTTTTGTAACACTTGTAAAAAAGATTTACCTGTGGCCAAGTTTTCTTTTTGGTGGTCTGCTTCTTATGGAAAAGACAAAAGAAATTCTTCTTGTAGAGATTGTACAAATAAACATAGAAAAATTTTAGACAATATAAAACTTCATGCGCCTCCACGACCAGACTATTGCCAATGTTGTGGAATAACAATAGAAGAATTAAAGAAGCTTGGTAACAATAGAAATTATGCTAGCATTCAATTAGATCATGACCACGACACACACGAATTTAGAGGGTGGATTTGTTATTCCTGTAACCAAGGAATTGGTAAACTAGGAGGTGAATTAAAAGATAAATTAAAAGGAGTTGTGCAAGCAGCTTTGTATCTAGCTCAAGGGGATCTAAATATAATCAATCAAGAAATAAAAAAACTTATGGAGGATAAATGATACAAGCACCGCTTTTTGCACCACAAACAGAATGGCTTCCGCCAGAAACATTTCCAGACTTATCTAAGTATGATGAAATAGCTATTGACTTAGAAACAAAAGACCCAGACCTAATTAAAATGGGATCCGGTAACGTAACTAAGAGAGGAGACGTAACCGGTGTAGCCGTAGCTGTTCATGACTGGGCTGGATATTATCCAATTGCTCACGAAGGTGGTGGTAATATGGATAGAGCAAAAGTTTTAAAATGGTTTCAATCAGTTCTAAACACAGATTCCATCAAAATATTTCACAACGCCATGTACGACGTGTGTTGGATTCGAGCGCTCGGTTTAAGTATTAACGGTAAAATTGTAGACACGATGATTGCATCGGCCCTTGTTGATGAAAATCAAATGCGTTATGACCTAAACAATTGTTCTAAAAGATACACTGGAAAGACAAAGAATGAAACAGCTTTATATGAAGCTGCAAAAAGTTGGGGGGTTGACCCCAAGGCAGAAATGTATAAACTACCTGCCATTTATGTTGGCGCATATGCAGAAAAGGACGCTGAACTTACATTAGCACTTTGGCAAGAACTAAAGAAAGAAATTTTACACCAAGATATAAATTCTATTTTTGAATTAGAGACTGAACTATTTCCTTGCCTCGTCGATATGCGATTCTTAGGAGTTCGTGTAGACGTAGAAGGAGCTCACAAATTGAAAGAAGAACTACATAAACA